GTTGTAAATTTAGTTGTATTACCATCACCTCTAAAGCCTTGAGCGCCTTCGTAATATTGCCGATTGTTTTCTGTTAGTAATGACATCTATTAACTTTTTGAATTTACTTCTTCAGCTTGCACAGCTTGTTGTGCAGCTTGAACTATTTGAGGATCTCTTATAACTACACCAGCGTACGCTAATATTCTTAATATAACTTCAACTTGTTCTGTTTCATCTAGTTGAAACTGCGTAGATGAAGACGAATCATATATATAACTACCAAGAGTTGCGTCGACGTTAAAACCCCACACTACATCATCGGGTTTTTTAATATAAGATACTGAAACATCTGAAGTTATAGAAGTAGGGTGTACATATATATATGGTTGTGAACCATTACCTTCATACAGATACACAGGAAACTCTTCAGTTGGTTTTGTTAGAGGAGATAAATTGACATGAAGAAAATCATTTTTTTCAAGTCTTTGTATTTCTTTTTCACCTTTGTGTATAACAGTACCTATTCTATGTAGATCTGTTGGCACTTCAAAATAAGGTGTTCCGGTTGTAGGCGATTGATAAGTAGCATCACCTATTGTTTTAAATATAGATATAAGATTATCTATGTTTTTTTGACGGTTAGCATATTCACTATCCGTTTGAGGCACACGTAACTGTTGATTCATATCTTCAAAATAATTTTCAAAAATATCAAGTTGTACCTGTGTTGCTAGCTTATTAAACTCATCAGGCGTTATGTAACCCCTTTGTTCTTTATTTAAAATAGACAACACTGTTGTGTAAACAGTATTTACGTTTATTGCCATTTATATTTTTTTTTAAGTATAAGGGCCCGAGTGAACGAGCCCTATACTATTGTTACATGTTATTTTAGCTTTTTCTCGATAGACTTGAAAACTTCTACGCCTTCGTCAGTCTTAAAGAAAGCTGCCATAGCAGAGTATGGATTTTCATCAAATGGTACGTTCATTAATTTTCTACCATTTGAAGCCCAAGAGAATGATCGTTGATCATCAGCAAGACTAATAATGTTAGCTTCAGTTGCGTTTATTGCAAAGTTTCTAAGCTGTACATTATCATCATTAGCAAGCTCCATAAACAACTTCGCATTTCTTCTAGCAAATAATAGCAAGTCTCTTTTAATTTCTTTAGATGACATATCACTTACTTTGCTTCCAACTTCAACTCTTAATATTGCTTCAGCTTGACTTATGTCCATAGATCTAGCAGCGTTAAGCGCGTCGATCTGTAGTTCCATAAGATCAAGTTCATCTTCAGCTTCTACTACAGCGTTGTACTCTGTGTATCTTATATTTTTTAACGGGTGATACAGTGAAAGTAGTTTTTGAAGGGCTTGATGTTCTTTTGAAACAAACAAAGCTCCTTCTTTAAATAGAATGCTACCTAATGTAACTTCCCCTTTTTGATCTTCAACAAACGGTGAAGACATATTTGTAGCATATCTTAATTCTTTTTGCTTATTCGTTTCAGGATCAAACCAAAGCATTGGAAATTTTCTGCTATGCTTTGATGGTATCCTAAGAGTTAATGGTTTATATTTACCTTTAACGAAATAAGTTCTGTCTTTAATTTCCCACCCTTGTTCTACAGATGGAATTTCTTTTGTTTTTGCCATGATATAATATAATAAAATTAGTTAAAAGTAAATTATTGGAGGCCACATATTGTGACCCCCAACATTTACTAAAGTTATATTTACGCTGCGGTAAACAATACAAAGTTGTTAGCACCTTGTACACATAGACATCTTTCAGATAGGAAGTTTACTTCCATTGCATCAAGATCGCTTGTGAAAGCACCACCAACAGATCCAGTCAACCAAGTCTTCATACGACGATCGTCAGTTTGTGACGCTCTGTATCGTACGTGCAAAAATGGGCGGCGGATGTTAGTACCTAGAATTTGATCGTAAACAGTTGAAGTACCAGCTGGAACTAATACACCATCAATAGCGTAAGTAGGGGCAGTAGTTGCAGCAGCTTCAACAAAGCCTCCACGAGTAGAAGCGTCGTTTAAGTATTTCCAGTCAGTCTTATAGAAATCATAAGAACCTCTTCGGAAACCGCTGAACCCAAGGTTCAATGCCATTTCTTCAGAGTTTTCAAATAGTCCATAAGCTGTACCACCATCAGCACCTGAAGATAATCCAGCAAGCATATCATCGATAGTCAAAGAAGTTTCGCGATTCAAGAAAAGCATGTTTTCTTCAATAGCTCCTTGAGTATCTAGGTTTTTAAGAATTCCGTCAAATGCATCAAGCGCATCATCAGAAGCTAAACCAGCAAATCCAGTCTCAACATTTCCTCGCGTGTTAATAGCAGCGAAAAGACCTTCAGTTCCTTTGTAGGTTGCAGTTTCAGCGGCAGAGCCAGGTGCAGCTTTTTCACCTTCAACTACACTCATTTCAAGATAATCTTCAAAACGTAGACGAGTTTCAGATTCAGCTTTTAGATACCATAGATATCCTCCAGTTCCATCTTCCGTAGCAACTTCTACCCAACCAATCTGAGCTGTATCAGAACCAGAAACTACATATTTGTTTCGGATAATGATTGGTGAGTTAGAAAATTGAGTAAAGTCAGGCTCGATACTAATGTAACCATCACTAGCTCCACCTAATGGATAAGTATTATTAGGTGTAGAAGAACCTTTAGCATACTCAGATCCATAGACGAAGATCTTAACAGTAGCAGCTAGACCAGAAAGATCCGCAGCTCCATAAGGAGCAACTCCTAACACACCTGTGTCTATGTTTGATGCTGTTACAATAGCTTTTTCTTCTTCACCAGCAGAGTCTACAATTACGATTGTTTGACCAACAGAAATTACATTTCTAACTGTAGCAGAAACTGGAATTGTAACAGTATTAGCTGCACCTCCGTTAGTACAATCAGAATAAGAGATATGTAGACGGTTTTGCTCAGACCAGATAACTTGATCAGAAGTCATTGGCATTTCAGCGCCTACCATACGTAAAAATCCAGAGAGCGTACGATTTCCATATCGCTCTACTTCTTGCTCATAAATCTCAGGAAGATATTGCTGAGCAAATGTATCAGTATCACCAGTACCAGCTCCACCGTTAAACGATAGATAGTTAGTATCTAGCAATTGTTGTTTTTGTGACGGTACAATGTCACCAAATAATGGGGTTAAAGCCATGATTATTTATTTTATTTTTTTAATGTTATTTTCTTTACTTTAAGTTTTGAAGAATCAACACCACTAATAGCTTTCACTCTTATTCCATTAACAAATACTTCACCTTGAGCTGTTTGTCTTGGTTCAGTCGAAATATTTTTTGACTTAGCCATGACGTCTTTAACAGCATCAGCTTTTCCTTGCTCATAGAAATGATTAGCAATAGTGTCAATATTTTTAGCTGCATAAATAGCCTTATGATAACCTGGAGTGTCAACGACTTCTCCTTTTTCGTTCAAGAACGTCTTGATGAAATTACCTATATCATTTTGCTCTTTAGCCAGTTGATCAGGGTTTTTTACTCCATATCTAAACTTTTTTTCACCAATATTGAAATCAAAACCTTTGAAATCACTAGAAAAATAATTAGATGTTTTGTTTAAAAAATCCTTATTAACCTCTTTTGCTCGTGCTTGCTCTTCATTGTATCGATTGAAAAAATCCATAGCTTTTTGTTGTTCTTGAGTTACGCCCGGTCTCAACTTGATCTCGTCGTAATACTTACTCTTTAAACCTTCCAAAAAGTTTTTGGCTTTTCCAACTTCTTCTTTAAACGCAATTTTCTTCTTGCGTATATCTTTATCGTCGTCTAACTCTTCATCATAACTAAAGTCTTCTAGTAAAAGACTAACATCATCATAATCAAGATGCGGCCGTGTTTGTTTATAATACTCTCTTATCAATGTATTATTATCTACATTAGAGTAATCTGCGTTAAGTCGCACGTAATCAGCGACTGTTCCACCAGTTTCTTCCATAAACGAAACTAGTTTTTCAATATTTTCAGGTAAAACTTTCTGTTCTACAACAGCTTGTTCAACCTCCTTAACTACCTTTTCTTCGGTAGGCTTTATTTCTTCGTCTGATATTTCTTCAATAACAGAGATAGGGGACTCTTCATTTGAGTCGGTGGTCCGTACTTCTTCAACCACTTCTTTGCTGTCGCTACTGTCTTCGGGTTGTCTGACAGTATCATCGCTTGCATCTGTGCTTTGCTCTTGAACGGCATTGTCTTCGTTTTTAATTTCTACTTTAGTAACATCAGGTATAACTTTACCTTGAGCTTCTGGAGCTGTGTTAGGTATTTCAACTTTAGTTATCTCATCTGTTTTACCTAAGTTTTTAGCTTTAGGTTTTTTTACTTTAAAATCACCTTCTTGCTTTACTGCTTCTTCTGACATAATATAATATAATTAAATAATTAAAAGTTTTTTAACGAGGTTCAAACTGTTCTAGTCCAAATCCTCCAAGCGCGTCATTACCTGCTGACTCAAAGTCTTTTGGTAATTCATCATTTTGACGCTGTGAAATCATTTGCGATTGTTGCGTGCCAATTATTCTAGCGCGCTCATCTTTACGATCTTCAATTTCTTTTTCTCTAGTTGTTTCAGCATCAACTCTAGCTTTAGCTAATTGCATGTTGTAATTAAATTCTTGCTCCATTAGCTGCTTTTTAATTTGAGCTTCCATCTCCATCTTTTGTATTTCAAATTGAGACTTAGCTTGCTCTAACTGCATTTTTTGTTCTGTAAGAACTTGCTGCTTTTGAGTTTCAGCTAAAGCTGTTTGTTCAGCTGTCTGAGCGTTTGCTTGAGCTTGAGCTTGAATATTAGCTAATTGAGCTTGTCTAGATTCTTCGTTTTTAACTTTTTGTCTATACTTAAGATATTGATTAGCTAATTTTATATTTTTTATTTCTCTAATATCTATAGCATCTTCTAAACCAATTTGTTGAGTCTGTAAAGCTACTTGTATATTTTGCTCTAACTTTTGTTTTTCTTCTTCATCTGGTTCTAGATCTAAGAATATACCAAACTCATGCATGTTTAATTTATCTATTTCATCTAACGTAGCAACGTTAAATTGATTTATAGATGACATTAAAGCGTTTTTAGTTAACGGGAAACTAAGTACATCAGCAACTCTTAAGCTAATATTCTCTGCAGTTCTAATCGTCAAATACATTAAAGACTGTAGTATATGCTTAGTAGCTGTGTTTGATGCAGCTGCAGCTAGTTTCTGTAATCCTACCAATGCGTTTTTATCTGGTTGACTACCATCACGAGCTTCATTTAATCCCGTCACATCGCGTATCATTTGTAAATAATATTGATACGTTTGCACTAGCGCACCTATTTTAGCTTGACCATTAGAAGTTTGTAGTTCTTGAATAGGTACTTTACCTGGATTAATATCACCATCAATAGTCTTAGATCTACCAACAATACTACCAGTTTGGAAATACATGTTTAAAGCTTCTTGCGGGTTGTAGTTAGTACCGTTACCTAAATCAACCTCAGCTAAACCATCAACATCTACAAAAACACCATCTGGTACCATGCGAGCTAATACTTGTTGTATTTTTAGGTGAGTTAGTTGAATCATATCAGCAAAGCCAATACACTTACCAACTAAACTTTCTATTCTACCTTTATACATTCTTGGTGCGGATATATTGTAGTTCATCTGAACCCTAGTCTGGTCACTATATGGTCTAGTCATGTTGTCTGACAATTGCCACTTAAGCATTTTTTCGTGACCTAATATCTTAGCTCCACTGTATAGAACTTCTATAGCTCTATGTACTCTTTCAAAGTTTTCATTTTCAGGTGGATTAAAATCACCTGGCTTTTCTAAAGCTTTTTCTAAACCTTGATCAGTTTGTTTAATTTTAAATACTTGATTGTTATATGTTTTGTATTCAAAATATAAAACTTGTACGTTATTATAATTATCGTCTTGCCCGTAATAGTTTCTAGTATAATTAGAATCACCAGGAAACTTTTGTATTTCCTCTAATTCATAATCACTTAAGTAAGGAAATTGTTTTTTAAGTTCTTCAAGACTTATACTTTTAACTTCGCCAACGTAATATATGTCTTCGAAGTTAGGATCTTCTGTGTAAGAATAAACAAGATTAGCAGGGTCTACGTAATTTACAGTAATACCGTTTGCTAAATTAAAATCTGTTTTAACACAGCTTATACCTATTGTGACTAAATCGTAAGCTAATCTCTTTTTTATTTCTTCGTATCTATTATAATCAAATACATTTGATATAACTTCTTCTTCTGCTATTTCTATCGATTGTTTATAGCTAAGTTGAAGATATAGATCTAATTCTTCTTTATTTAGTGGTAGATCATCTGGATCAGGTGTAGCAAAATAATTTTGACCAGTCTCAGCATTTAGCTGCATTATAGTTTCTCTATTTTCAATATCACGTATAGCATTAAAAGCAAAGTCAGTTCTTTCTTTTATAGCGTAAGGATCTGAAGCAAAAGAGTTTATAGTGTAACCTTTGTCAACCATACCGTTAACCACAATGTCTACAAACTTAGATAATACAGCAACTGGTTTCCAGTCTAAATTAAGATAAGACAAATCACCATTAATTGATAATTCATCTTTATATTTAGCTACAGACTGTTCACCTCTAGCATACAATCTTAATCTATGAAAATCTTGCCAGTTGTTACCAAAGCGACCGCCAGAACCTAGACCGCGATCACCTCTAAACCATTCGTTTTCAATAGCTCTACCTACTTGATAACCGTAGTCCAAAGTATTCTTTTCCGCGTCCGGTACCACCTGACTTGGAAAGGAACTATTTACATTAGTATAAACCATTTATTGTATTATTTTTGAAATGTAACCTGTGTTATCATATTTCTTAAACGATATGTTAACTGGATCTCTTTGTCGTATGTTTACTGGTGTGTATTTATTTTTATTGCATGCCATTATAGCTAAGCCAGAACTAATCGTTGCATCAAACTTTGTTCTATTGTTTATGTTAAACTTCGCCCAGTCTTCTAATGTTCTTTGAAAATACATATCACCATATCCATCTTCTTTCAAACCCACGTAATTTTCTATATATGATTCTATAGCAGCAGCGTGAGCTTGTTTAATATCTTCACTTGAATTAGGTATACCACCTATTTCTCTTTCTGCAACAGACAACTTGTTATATATCTTATCTGGTCTGTTCATTGAAAATTTTCTA